GATAGAAGACATGAATGACATCCTTCGGATGAATTTATAAGTATCTATCGTATACTCATACATGCTATTTTGATGAAAGGGACTCCTATCTAGCAGGAGAGTACTCATATGAACAAATATGCGACACCCCCATCAAAATAGCAATGGGCTTAGTATATATATACAACAGCCATGACATATATTTAAAAAATAACCCGGACTTCTCTTCAAAATAAAATGGCTGCGCCTATTAAGTTACTTTAAAGTAACTTTAATATATATTATTTATATTTATTTTAACTTTATAGTTGTACTATAGGATTATATAGTGTATAATAGTAACTATGGAGTTACTAGACAATACTAATGAGTACCTACAACCCTATATTAACTTAAAGGAATTGCTAGATACTAAGATAGACCAAGAATGTAAAGATGATTTCCTTACATTTGTTCGGAAGATGGCTCCAATGCTTGTCTCCGACTGGAAGATGGGTCGTCATATTGAAGTTATATCAGATAAACTAAAAGATTTAGAAGCTGGTAAGATAAAACGGCTGATGGTCTTTCTTCCACCACGGTCTTCTAAGTCTGTTATCTGCTCTAAACTGTTCCCAGCGTGGTATATAGGTAGAAATCCTGCACATGAGATACTAACTGTCTCCCATAGTGACCAGTTATCCAGTGATTTTGGTAGGTCTGTCAGAGATGTAGTAGGTACTGAAGAGTTTGAGAAGATTTTTAAAGGAGTCTCTTTAAGAAGTGATGTCAGAGCAGCTGGTAAGTGGAAGACTAACCACAATGGGTCTTACTATGCAGCTGGTGTTAGGTCTCAGATAGCTGGGCGTGGTGCTCATATAGCTATACTGGATGATGTGATGTCTGAAGAGGACGCAATCAGTGCTTCAGGCAGGAGATACATCAAGGAATGGTATCCAGCGGGACTTAGAACCCGCATCATGCCCAACGGGGCTATAGTTATTATTAATACACGCTACCACTATGATGATCTGTGTGGTTGGCTGCTGAAACAACAAGAGAACATGGGGGAGTTTGAAACTATCCCGTGGGAAGTAATTAGAATACCTGCATGGGTAGACGAAGAAGCAGCTGAATTGCTTGACTTACCTGTAGGCTCTAGTTACTTTCCCGAATGGAAGACCGACGAAGTCTTACGCATGGATGAGAGCGAGATTAAAGCATCAAACGGCAGTAGATACTGGAATGCACTCTACATGCAAGACCCCACACCTGAAGAGGGTGGTATCATTAAGAAGAAGTGGTTGAAATACTGGGATGAAGACGAACCACCCAACTGTGATTTTATAATCCAAACATATGATACTGCTTTCTCTACAAGGACTACAGCTGACTACAGTGTAATACAGACATGGGGTATATTCTCCATCTATGATCAGGATGATGACGGCCTAGAACAGTTTTCTTCTAATCTAATCTTGCTGGGGAACATACGTGGTAGGTTTGAGTACCCAGAACTAAGGAAGATGACCCAGAAGCTGTACAAAGAACACAGACCAGACGTGTGTATGGTGGAGAAGAAGGCTAGTGGGCAGTCCTTGATACAAGATATGCGTAGGAGTGGTCTCCCTGTAATGGAGTACACACCAGATAGAGACAAGGTGTCTAGGGTCTATGCAGCTTCTCCGATTATTGAGGCTGGTAGAATGTGGATACCCAGTAAGAAGAAATGGTCAGATGAATTAGTAGAAGAATTACTAAGGTTCCCCAATGCGGCACATGATGATCAGGTAGATGCAATGACAATGGCTATTCACTACATGAAAGAGTCTTGGCATCTAACACATCCAGATGATCCAGAGTACGATGAAGAAGTATCTCACAAGAAAAAGACGTATTGGACTTTTTAAAGTTGCATGCCAGTAAAAAGTATGGTATAATAGAATGGTAAGTGATTTAGAAAAAGTACTGCTTATATTATCATTATCTGACAGACATGAGAATTGGACTGTGAAAGATATACAGAGATTGGTTATACCACCACTAAAATTAAACCAGTATAGAATATACGTAGATAATGAAGTTCCTCTTTGTTACGCAAGTTGGGCAATGCTACCAGAAGAAGCAGAAGAAGGTTATAAAAATAAAACAAGAAAGATTCAACCAAAAGACTGGGATAGTGGGAATAACCTTTGGTTGGTAGATGTGATATGTCCTTTTGGAGGTACACGTCCTGCAATTAAAAGATTAGATAATTTAAGAAAAGAACTGGGATTACCAGATAAAGTAAATTTTTATAGAGGCAAACGGTTGGGGAGCAATAGAGTAAATAATGTTAAACGAATTTAAAAGATCAATGTGGAATGACGGTTACTCTAAAGAGCAGCCTTGGCTTAACTATTTTAATAGCTACGAACGTATGCACTGTTGCTTTGAGGGTGATGGTGCTTCTGGTTCTGGTAGCGGTGATGTTGGTACAGGTGGTCCGGGTGTTGAGGACGATATAGTAGATGTTGCACCTGCGGATTTTTCAATTGGTCCGGGTACTGGTATGGGGGTTGACCTTGATCCAGACGCTCTTTCTACTGATACTCCCGGACTCTCGGCGGCAGAGGCAGCAGAAGCGGCAGCAGCAGCAGATGCTTTAGGTCTCGACGCTACTCAAGCAGAACAACAAGCTGCAATAGATGTTGCAACAGTAGATTTTGCTATGGAGAATGAGCCTGATCTTTATGGATACAATGATCTTCTTAACATGGATTATTTTGCTAAGTCAGAAGTAGCAGATTATGCAAGCATGAAAAACGATGCTCTAAGTGTTGAGGCAAACGCAAAAAGCAAGGGCTATGATGTCAGTGTAACTGTAGATAAAGATGGTACTTATAGTTACACAGGACCAGACGCAGCTGCTGCAATGGCAGGTGAGATGGGTACGGCAGCAGGAAAAGCATCTGGTATGATGGGTATAGGCGGTATGTTTAACGCCCTTAATAATGAATTTTCAACTGCCACTGACCCTACATTTGGACCTGCCCTCTCTTACAATGAAGAAACAGCACGATCAGATAAAGATTTTGCAGAGTCTATGGCTGACTTCGCCGCCCAGAATGCAGAAAGAGGTTCTTTTTCCACACCTAGTTTTGGTGATATTAACGACAGAGAGGCTGCTACAGATTTATTCAGTATGCAAGATAAAGAGGAGACTGCTTTTGACACTTTCTCTGGATTTGTAGGTCAACTGGCTAGTTATCCTGTTGATGTTGCAACTGATATTATAACTGGGGTAGCTGACTTTTTAGGTAAAGCTGTATCTCAAGTAACAACTACAGAAGTTGATACTGCACTAGGTAAGACCCAATCTAATTCACAGGGCGCATATGCACAGGGTGTAAATACTAGAGATACTCCTTTTGGATCAATGACATTTGACAGTAGAGATGCTGCAATGGGATTTAATAATGACTACGATGAAGGTGGGGAGGATGCGGGTATGGTACTACCGTTTATACCTACACCTGAACCTGAAGAGGAAAAAGAACCAAGGACAGCAATGGAGGCATACTTTGATAGAATGGGAATACCTTCAAAACCTAAAAGAATTCCGGGGCGCTCTTTTGACTTTGGTGTGCCACCTCGGCCTGTTAACTATGGTGGAGATTCCTCCTCCAATAACAACGACATATTCAGCCAAGAAGCTGCTCGACGTAGGCAGATGGCAATGGCAACCCCTAAATATCGAGAACCTTCAGGAATAAATAGTAGTATTGCTATTTTTGCAGCAGCAAATGGAATGTCATATGAAGAAGCTGCCCTGAGGTTTGCACCACCAAGTGTCCCAAAAGAGCCGGTCTTGGACCGGGTACTCCCAACTCCTTTTGCTGCCAGTGGTGGTGGACTTAATAGCCTAATGAGGTACAAATAATGGCTACAGAACGTAATCCCTTTGATACTGTTTCTAAAGGGACAGAAACTAGTATAATTGCAATGGTTCCTGAAGAGGAGTCTGGTGTTACTATTGAGATTGATCCTACTGATGGAGGTGTGATTGTAGATTTCTCTTCAGAGGAAGATGAAGAAGGTACTGTCATGGAGCCTTCTGATGAAATCAGTGAATGGTATGCTGACCTAAGTGAAGACCTTGATGAAAGTGAGCTACAGGATATTGCCAGCGATGTCATTGAGAATTTCAATGCAGATAAAGACAGCCGTGCTGAGTGGGAGTCTATGTTTGAACGAGGCTTTGATCTGCTTGGTCTTAAGCTGGAAGAAGGTTCAGAACCATTCCAAGGAGCATGTACTGCTGTACATCCCCTCTTAATTGAGTCAGCTGTTAAGTTCCAATCCAAGGCTTCAGGTGAGTTGTTCCCTGCTACTGGCCCTGTTAAGGCACAGATACTTGGTGCTGCAACTCCAGAGAAAGAGATGCAAGCCAATCGAGTTCAGAACTTTATGAACTTCCAGCTTACAGAACAGATGCCTGAGTACTTCGATGAATTTGAAAGGATGCTTTTTCATCTACCATTGATAGGTTCAGCGTTCAAGAAGGTCTACTATAGCTCCACACTGAAACGCCCCGTATCAGAATTTATCCCTATAGACCAGTTTTATGTGTCTTACTACGCCAACGATCTCAGAAATGCGGACCGTTATACTCATGTAATTAATAAAAGCCCAGTAGATATGAAGTTGGATATGATGGCTGGTGTCTACAAAGACATTGATCTTCCTGAACCATCTCAGCTTTCTGCGTCAGGGTTTGCCAGTAAGATAGATAATATTCTTGGACTGTCTCCTTCATATGATTCCGATCCACAGTATGTAATATTGGAACAGCATTGTTATCTTGACATTGAAGAAGAAGACGTACCATATCCATATATCGTGACTGTAGAAGAACAGTCCAGAGAAGTTTTAAGTATTCGTAGAAACTACAAGCAAGATGATCCAAACAGAGAGAAGCGAAGTCACTTCGTTCACTACAGGTTTGTACCGGGCTTTGGTTTCTACGGGTTGGGCCTTATCCATTTCCTTGGTAATCTTACCATGTCGGCGACTGCTGCGATGCGCTCCCTAATAGATGCAGGACAGTTTGCCAATTTACCCGGAGGATTTAAGGCTAAAGGAGTGCGGATGGTTGGTGACAACGATCCTATCGCCCCCGGCGAGTTCAAGGAGGTCGAAGCAACTGGTATTGATTTATCAAGGGCAATTGTTCCCCTGCCCTATAAAGAGCCTTCCCAAACGCTCTTCCAGATGCTTGGGTTCGTGACTGCTGCTGGTCAGAAGTTTGCGGACAGTACTGAACAAGTTATTTCAGATGCTGCCTCTTATGGACCCGTGGGTACTACAATGGCATTGCTTGAAGCTTCAAGTAAGTTCTTCTCTGCAATCCATAAGAGATTACATAAATCACAGAAGGATGAGTTTAGAATCCTTGCACAGATAGATTATGATTATCTACCAAACAAGTATCCCTATCAAGTACCCTTTGAAGATCGTGATATCTTTAAGGCTGACTTTGATGGACGTGTAGATATTATCCCTGTCTCTGATCCTAACATTCCATCCAATGCCCATCGTATGATGTTGGCTAATATGGCATTGCAGATGGCACAGCAATCCCCACCGGGAATGTTTAACATTGAGGAACTTAACAGAACAATCCTCAGTGCTGCCAACATGCCTAACCTAGAACAAATACTACCATCAAAGATTGAGCCTCAACCTCTTGATCCTGTGTCTGATATTATGGCTGTTACAAAGGGTCTGCCTATTGCAGCATTCCCATCACAGAACCATGATGCACATATACAGGTTAAGATGGCTTACCTTCAAGACCCTCAGAATGGTGCTAATCCTATTATGGCTAGGATTAAACCTGTACTTGAGTCTAACATTCAAGAACATTCTGTATTGAAGTATCAAGAACAGATGAGTGGTGTTACAGAACAGATGATGCAACAAGCACCACCTGAACAAATGAACCAGCCACAGGCTATTGAAATGGCTATGGCAGAAGCAGCAAAACAAGTAATGAATGCCAATCAAGCTATGGGTCAAGCACAGTCACCAGAACAACAACTGGTTGCTCTTGAACAAGAGAAGGTTAAACTACAGCAGCAGAAGCTTCAATCAGACACAGCACTTAATACGGCTGAACTTGAGATTAAAACAAAAGAACTTGAACTTAAAGAGAATGAACAGATACTTGGTATGCTTGAGTCTGGTGCTACTGATAACTTTAAACGTGAGAAAGCTGAAGCAGACAGAGAAGCAAGAAAAGAATTATCAGCAATGAATAATCTTACTAAAGTTAAAGTTGAAGAAATGAAAGACAATAAAGATATAAAAAATACTAAGGTTAATATACTATCACGTTTAGCAATTGAAGAAATGAAAGAAGGAGACAGCTAATGATGACAAAAGGTAAAGGGTATTCGGAGCATGTAAAGAATACTGCAAAAGGTTTTGGTGATGCACCCAAGGCTGAAGTATGGGGTGGACGTGGTTCACGAAGTGTTCTCAATGAATGGGACAAATCTTCTTATGAATTTCCAGCCCCAAAGAAAAGCACTAAGAAGGCTTCACTGTAACCCAGATGGAAATGTGGGATGAAGTTGTGCAAGAATTTAACGAAGAAATCGAGAGATTAAAAGTATCACTGAGTAATGGTGTTGCTGAAGATTTTGCCCACTACAGACAACTTGTAGGTTCTGTACAAGGTCTGGAGTGGGCAAGAACAAACCTAACAGAAATTATTAAAAAAAGGATGTATAAAGAGGATTAAATGAGACAGGTACAAATGGGTAATGCAATGAAGAATGACGAATGGATTGATATTGAAGATGAAGTAAGTGACCCAGCTGATCTTCCAGAACTACCGGGCTTTCATGTTTTAGTAAGGCCCTTGACAGTAAAGAATAAAACAAAGGGTGGTATCTTTATTCCTGATTCCACTAAGGATGATATGAGTTATCTTACAACTGTAGGTAAGGTAATCGCATTAGGAGACTTGGCTTACAAAGATGTAGATAAGTTTCCCAATGGAGACTGGTGTAAGGTAGGAGACTACGTATGCTACGGTAAACATGCAGGAACAAAGCTATACTATCAGAATGTTAAACTATTACTATTGTTTGATGATCAGGTAATTATGCGAGTAAGTGATCCAAAGAATCTTGATCCTACATTTAATTTAGGAAAAGGCTCTAACTGATTTGTGATAAGCTAATAAGTATGGTATAATAGTATAACAATAAATTATTACGTAAGACGTTTGTCTCGTAAGCAACGGAGAATATAATGATTGAGAACGATGATTGGAGTACTGTTGAAGTATCTCAAGGTGAAGTAGAGTATGAAATTGAAGAGCCTGAAGTTAAGCAGGAGGCTCAAGAAGATATTAAACTAGAGATTAAAGAAGATGAAGTCGAAGTTGAAGAGCCTAAAGAACTTGAAGGAATTGAAACGGCTGGTGCAGAAAAAAGAATTAGGCAACTTGTTAAACAAAGAAAAGAACGAGAAGAACAAGTAGCATCTTTACAAATACAGAATGAAGAATTAAATAAAAGGTTATTTAGTAAAGAGAGTGAAGTACAGAGTATGGGTAAACGTACTCTTGCTATGTCAGAGAAGCAGCTAACAGATAAGATAGCATTAGCAAGAGAAGTCTACCTAGAAGCATTTGATGAAGGAGAAAAAGAAAAACTCCTTAATGCTCAAGAAATGTTAAACGAAGCACAAGGTGATTTGAGAGCAGTCAATAGTGCTAAAGCACGTTATGCACAACAAGAACAGCAAGCTGTGGCACATGGTGAAGCCACACCAGTAGCACAACAGCAGCAGGTTCCACAGGCAGCGTCTGATCCTAAAGCAGAACAGTGGGCATCAGATAATAATTGGTTTGGTAAAGACAATATAATGACTGCGGCTGCACTTGCTATTGATGCGGAGCTAAAGAGTGAAGGATATGATCCAAGTGATAATGATTTTTATCAAGAAATTGATAACCGAATTAAAACGTCTTTTCCACATAAGTTTGAAGAAGACAAAGAACGTGTTCAGGAAACTACGTCAAGTCCTGCTCAAGTGGTGTCGGGGAGTTCTCGCTCTTCTCCGAGTTCTAGGAAAAAGGTTAAGCTTTCGCAAGAAGATTTAAGGCTTGCCCAAAAATGGAATATACCTCTTGAAACGTATGCCGCCCAGAAGCTTAAAGTACATCAAGCTGATGGCGACTATACAGATATAAAATAGTAGCGTGGAGAATAAAATGGATACAACACGAAATGAAACACGTAGTGACAATCTACGAGAACAGAATCTACGAGAAGATCAATGGACCTATGAGGAACCCGATGCCCTCACTATCCCAGAGGTAGTAAAAGCACGTTATGACAGTGAAGGTATGGCCCTTCGTTGGCTGCGTATATCGTTAAAAGGTCAAGACGACATCACTAATGTTGGTAAGAAACAACAGGCAGGGTGGGTCTTCGTAACTCCTGATGAAGTTCCCGAAATGGCTGTTACATCCTTCGTGAGGGATGAAGGCCGTTACCTTGGTACAGTCTGTCGTGGAGACTTAGCATTGGCTAAAATGCCAGCTGGCAAGGTAAATGCCCGGAGAAAGCATTATGAAAACAAAGCAAATGATATGATGGATGCAGTAAATGCCCAGCTTATGAAAAACTCTGATTCTCGTATGCCTATCTCTAACACAAGTAAATCGGTAACAACACGAGGAAGGCGACCTTCTTTTCAGAACTAGCTTTCTTCATAACAAGGAGATGAAACAATGTCTACTACTAAAGCATTTCGTGGTTTCATTCCTGCTCGTAAAAAGAG